CCGTCCAACCAGCTCGCGGCGCAGACGATCACCAACGCCGAGATCATCACGGACGCGCTCACGCTCGGTACCAACCGCGCGGCGACCGCCACCAACATGATCAAGCGGGCGTACTCGTTCGGGCAGCCGGTCGTGGTGCCGGAGTTTTCGAGCGAGGCGGGCGTCTGGTACGTCGGCTGCGAGGCCGACGAGGACGCGCTCAACGGCGCGTTCGTCTACCAGGAGCGCAAGCCGTTCGAGCTCGACTCGTTCACCGGCCTTACCCAGGCCGACCTGAACCGGCTCAACGTGTTCGAGTGGCACCTGCGCGGTCGCAACACCTCGGCGTACGGGCACCCGTACCTGTTTTACCGCGTCGAGCCCACCTGACGCCTGGCGCACGCCGCGCGCCGAGCAAGCCCCTGCCCCGGTAGGACGTCGCGCAAGCGGCGAGCCCCGGGGTCGGGGCGTCGAAAGGCACCGTGAACTGTGGCTGACGCCTACCTCGATCTCGACGGCTTCAAGGCCAGAACCGTGATGCCCGACGTCGACGTCGATGGCGTCGAGGACGTCGCGCCCGGGTGGATTTTGCAGCAGCTCAGGTCGAAGAGCGCGCTCATTAACGCGCGCCTCGAGAAGCGCTACGCCACTCCGTTCAAGGATCCGCCGCCGGAAGTCGTCTGCGACTGGCTCACGCGCTTGGTGACGCCTCTGGTGTACATGAAGCGCGGCGTGAACCCCGCGGACGCCCAGTTCGCGATGGTCGGCGAGGACGCCAAAACGGCGATCGCGGAACTCACCGAGGCTGCCGACAGCGAGGGGGGCAAGTTCGACCTGCCCCTCCGCGCCGACACGACCGTCCGCGGCGTCGTCAACGGTGGCCCGTACGGGTACTCCGAAGCATCGCCGTACGACTGGACGGATGCGCAACAGCAGGCGGTGCGCGGTGGCTGACCTCCTGGCGCTCCCCGCGCTCTACGACGCCGTGCAGGCGGTGTTCACGGCCGACGGGCCGGCGGACACCTCGTTCGCGTTCGGCTGGCGAGAGCCGCCCAAGCAGACGAACCAGGGCGCCGCGCGCGTGCGGCGCGTCGTGTTCGTGCCGGGCGACGACAAGAGCGGCTCCCTCGGCGCAGACAAGCCGGCGGTGCGGCCCGGCCGCAACCCGCGGCCGATCGCGACGCTCGGCGAGCTCTTCACGGTCTACCTGTGGGCGCGCGACGCCGCGAACGATCGCGACGAGCGACTGCAATACCAGGCCGTGCGTAAGCTCTACGACGCCTGGCGCCGCTCGCTGCACTTGGCTGGGTACGCCATCGGCGCAGGGGCGCAGATCTCCGTGCAGAGCGCGAGCTACCTCGTCGCGCGCACCGAGTCCCCCTTCGGCGCGGAGATCCGCGTGCTCTGCAGCATCGACGCGTCTGTGCCGGACCAGGCGTGGAGCGAAGTCACCGACGCGTCGCCGAGCGTGTCCACCGAACTGCAGCCGAACGGCCTCGCGCCGTCCTGAGGAGCCCATGGTCGCACCGAGAGTCAACATCACCAGGATCAACGGCGGCCTCGGCGTTTCGCCGAACGCGGCGTTCCGGCCCCCCGTGCTCGTCGGCCCGGCCGGCGCCGGCGACATCGCCCTGCCGGGCACGTTTTCACGCGTCAGCGACCTCGTGACGCAGCTGGTGAGCGGCCCGCTGCTCGAGCAGGCAGCGTACCTGGTCGATCGCTACGGCTGCCCGGTGACCGTCGTGCGGGCGACGACCACGACCGCCGGCTCGGCGGGCTCCGTGACCCAGACGGGCACGGGTACGAGCGTCGCGAGCATCGACTCGGGCTCCGTCCCCGTCGACGATCACGAGGCGTACATCGTCGTGACCGCGGGCTGCACGATCGGCACGGCGGGGGGCAAGATCCGGTGGTCGCTCGACGGTGGGCGCACGCTCTCGCCCGTCACCGCGCTGGGCACCGCGAACAGCTTCCTGATCCCGGGCTCCGGCGCCACGGTGAACTTCACCAGCGGCACGCTGGTCGCGGGCGACACGATCAAGGCGCCGCTCACCGCGCCGCACGTCGGCGCGACCGACCTCGGGACCGCGCTCACGGCCCTCACCAACTGGGCCGGGAAGTTCCGCGGCATCCAGGTGGTCGGTCCCGCGAGCAGCGGCACGTTCGGCGCGGTCACCGGTGCGCTCGACGCGATGGCGGCGGCCCACAAGTACCGTTGGGCCGTCCTCGAGACGCGGATGCCGAACGCGAGCGAAAGCGACGCGACCTACCAGTCCTCGCTCGCGGGCGCGTGGGGCTCGCAGGCGGACGATCGCGTGATGGTGTGCGCCGGCGCGTGCAAGGCCATCTCGGCGATCTCGCAGCGGCAGTACCGGCGCCCCTCGGCGTTCGGCATCGCACCGCGCGCGCTGACGGTCGACGACCACATCAACCTGACCGACCTCGACCTCGGCGCGCTGCTCGGCATCGCGATCCGCAAGGACGACGGCAACCCCGACGAGCACGACGAGGCGGTCAACCCCGGCCTCGACGACCTCAGGTTCGCCACGCTGCGCACCTGGGACAACTACGAGGGCACCTACGTCACCGCGCCGCGGATCCTCTCCGCGTCGGGCTCGGACTACACCATCTCGCCGTACACGCGCGTGATGAACGTCGCGCTCGAGGCGCTCTACGCCTACTTCGTGAAGCGGCTCGGCAAGCCGACCCTCGTCAGCCCGAAGACGGGCTACATCCTCGAGTCCGAGGCCAGGGACATCGAGACCGGCGCGCGCGCGGCGCTCAAGGCCGTGCTCGGCGCGGCGCCGAAGGCGAGCGCGTGGACCGTCACGATCTCCCGCAACGACAACCTGCTCTCGACGAAGACGCTGACCGGCGCCTTCAAGCTCGTCCCGCTCGCGTACGCGGAGGACATCGAGCTCACCGCGCAGTTCTCGAACCCGGCGCTGCTCCTGCAGGCCGCCTAAGAGGAACGGACCATGAGCGACAACGTCAGGATCAACGGCAACCTCTACTCCTGGTCGTCGACCATCTTCAAGATCGGCGGCGTTCCGTACACCGGGCTCAGCGAGATCTCGTGGGGCCAGAAGCGCACCCGTACGAAGGCGTACGGGATGGGCAAGAGCGCCCGTCCCCGCGGCCGCACGGGCGGCAAGGTTGAGTTCGACAACCTCAAGGTGAAGTTCATGAAGGACACCGCCCAGGTCGTCCGGAAGCAGTTCGCGGCGCTGTCGGATGACGGAAAGAGCTACGGCAACGCAGACTCCCTTCCGGCCTCTCTGCAGTACGTCGACGGCAACGACGAGCCCATCACGGTCGAGTTCGACGACCTCGCGGTCGCCGTCGAGGGCAGCTCCGAGAAGGAGGGCGCGGACCCCTCGATGGAGGACTGGGAGTTCGACATCATGGGCATTCGCGTCAACGGGCTGTCGCTCTACGACGCCACGGCCGAGGCCGGGTGATCACCATGGGCGACCCGACCACGGCCGTGCCGGCGGCGAACGCCGACGACCAGGAGCTGGCCGACATGCAGGCCCGCATCGACGCCGCGCGAGCGCGCAAGGAAGCGACGCAGGATCGCATCGCGGCGGCGCAGAGGAAGAAGAAGCTCGAGCTCGAGCTCGAAGCGGAGGAGCGCCAGGCGAACGAAGCCGAGAAGCTGGAGGCGCTCGTCGAGCAGTACGGGCCCGTCGGCAAGGCGCTCGCGGTGCTGCGCACGGACGAGGGGCACATGATCGTCGCTCGGACGCCGGCGCAGGTGCACGTCAAGCGCTTCCGCACGAAGAAGGGATTCGAGAGCCCGGACGCACAAGACGAGCTCGCGCGTGTCTCGGTCGCTTACCCGGACAAGGCGGCGTTCGACAAGCTTGTCGAGCGCTGGCCGTTCCTGGCCGAGCAGGTGTGCGTCAAGGCGATCAACCTCGCCCGCGCGCGGACGCAGGAGGAGTCGGGGGAATAGAGCGGCTGCGGCGGGACGCGGAGCACGACCACGGCATCGCCGCGGAGTGCCTGCTGCAGCTCCTCACGTTCGATCCGCAGTCGGAGGACCCCGAAGAGCGAGTCCGGTCCCTTGCCGGCGCGCTGTTCATCGCAGAGGGCCTCTACGACCTGAAAGCGCTCCGCAGGGCGTTGACGCGAAAGGCAGGGTGATGGCTGGTCGGGACACGTACGGAGCGGGCTTCGCGACGCTGGACGAGTGGATCGCCCAGCTTCGTGCCGCTGCGTCGCCCGCGGCCCCCGCGGCGATCGCGCAGCAGCTCGTGCCCGTCGTGCGCGCGGAGATCGACCAGGCGATCCGCGAGCAGCGGTCCGTCGACGGGACGCCCTGGCCGCCCACCAAGGACGGCCACGCCGCTCTGCAAAACGCGATGAAGGCGGTCACGGTGAGCGCGATCCGATCGACGATTCTGATCCGCCTCTCCGGCCCCGAGGTGTTCCACCACTTCGGCACCCATCGCGTGCCTGCGCGGCCGATCCTGCCCCGCGGCGGGATGCCAGACCGGCTCGGCAACGCGATTCGCCGCGGCGTCGTCGCCGCCTGCGCGGCGTTCCTCGCGCGCAAGGGCCGCGGCCGCGGCGGGCCTGCGATCTCCCCGTCGATGCGAGGTGGCTGATGGCTGGCGAGACCGCGTCCTTCGCGATCGACCTCGAGTACGACGGCGGCGGCGCCAGCGAGGCGGCGGCCGACCTCAGCGCGCTGAAGACCAAGCTGCAGGAGGACACCCGCGCGCTATCGGAGATGCAGCGGGCGATGAAGGCCATGCAGCAGGGGAGCGTCGTCGATGCGGACGCGTTCGCGAAGCTGCGTGACGAGATCGCGGTCACCCGGCAATCGATCTCCCAGGGGACGCAGCAGTACGTGAAGCTCGGCGGGTCGTTCGGCGACGTCGCCGGCCGCGGCGAGGAGCTCGCCGAGGCGGCAGAGGGGGCCGGCGGCGGGCTCAAGGAGATGATCGACGCGGCAAAGGCGGGCGCCGGCCCCTTGGGGGGCATGTTCGAGCGGGTCTCGCTGTTGCGCAACGCGCTCGGATCCGGCGGCCTGATGGCGGGGCTCGTCGCGGCGGCCGCTGCGATCGTCGTACTGGCCGCGGTCGCCGCCGCGGCGGTCGCGCACCTGCTCGCGTTCGCCGCGGCCTCCGCGGACGCGCACCGCTCGCAGCTACTGCTCGCGCAGGGAATCACCCAGAGCGTCGCGGGGGGGAAGGATCTCGACGCCGCCATCTCGCGCCTCGGCGGCGTGGTGCCTCTCACGCGCGACGAGCTGACCGGCATGGCGTCAGACCTCGCGAAGACGGGGCTTACCGGCAAGGCACTGACCGACGCGTTGCAGGCTGCGGCGATCAAGGCCGCCAAGCTGAAGTGGGGGCCCGACTTCGCCAAGCAGATGCTCTCGTTCGAGGTTCAGTCGCGCAGGCTGCACGAGAACTTCGCTGCGATCTTCGCGGACGTCCACATCGAGAGCTTCCTCGCGGGCATGCAGGACGTCCTGTCGATCTTCGATCAGTCGACCGCGAGCGGCCAGGCGTTGCACGCGATCGCGTCCGCGATGCTCTCCCCGATCTTCGATCAGGTGGGCGGCCTTGGCCCGTACGTGAAGTCGTTTTTTCAGGGCATGGTCGTTGGCGCCCTGCTGATCTCGATCGTGGTGCTGCGCGTGCGCAACGCGCTCCGCGACGCGTTCGGCGGAGCCACGCTCGGCGGGCTCGACGGGATGCGGATCGCTCTCTACGCGGGCGCGGCGGTCTTGGGCGCCATCGCGGCGACGGTCGCCACGCTCGCCCTGCTTTTTGCGGGTCCGATCGTCGCGGTCGGCCTCCTTGTCGCCGCGCTGTCGGAAGCGTGGTCGCTCGCCACGTCATTGTGGAGCGCGATGACCGGCGGGGTCAGCAAGTTGCTCGACCTCGACCTGGGGTCGATCGGCGCGCAGCTCGTGCAAGGCCTCGTGAACGGCATCGCGTCGGGTACGGGGCTTGTCATCGACGCCGTGCGCGGCCTCGGCACGAGCGCGATGTCGACGCTCAAGGGCGTGCTGGGCATCGCCAGCCCGTCGAAAGAGTTCGCGAAGCTCGGCGGGTTCACCGCGTCCGGCATGGCGGAGGGCATCGAGGCGGGCGCGACCGACGTGCAATCCGCCGTGTCGGCCATGGTTTCGATCCCCGCGGCGCCAGCCTCCGGCGCCGCGGCGCCCGGGGCCGCCTCCGTGGCGAACGACAACAGCCGCGGGGGAAACACGATCCACATCGAGCACTTGACCGTCGGCGCAGGCCAGGTCGCTGCCGACAACCTCGCCCAGGTGAAGGCCATGCTCGCCGATCTGCTCGAGGGGGCGACGATCACGATCGGCGCACCTCTCTCGCCGGAGGGCGCATGAGCGTCGACGTCGACTACATCCTGATCGAAGGGCAGCAGAGCCCCGGCATCGCCCTGTTGCCTGGCGGCGCGAGCTCGCCGAAGAAGTGGGACGAGAAAAAGGGCTACGGAACGTCCGGCTCGACCATCACCTACACGGGAGACGGGCTCGCCGCGTTCGAGGTGAAGATCCAGCTCTTCACCGCGCAGCAGTGGGACGTCGAGTGGCCCGCGTTCCGCGACTTGCTGCGCAAGCCGCCGCAGGGACAGAAGCCCAAGGCGCTGGGGATCTGGCACCCGATCCTCGAGGAGCACGAGATCACCTCGGTGGTCGTCGAGGACGTCGTGGGGTGGGTGGCGGCGCTCGACGGCAGCGCCCGCGAGTGGACGGTGAAGTTCAAGCAGTTCCGCAAGCCCAAGGCCGCCGTCGCGACGCCGGGCGGCTCGTCGACGAGCTCGGGGAAAGCGCCCGCCAAGAGCCCCGCCGACCAGATCATCTCGGACCTCACCGGTCAGGTGAACAGCCTCGCATGAGCACGCCGCTCTTTGCTTCCGTCGGTGGACACGCCGTCACGTCGCTCCGCGCGTGCGTGCCGAGCGCGGGCGCGTGGTTCGTCGACGCCGACCTGCCGGAGCACGTGGCTCTGTCGGGCAGCGTCGAGGTGAAGATCGGCGCGCTGTCGATGCGCGGCGTGGTCGCGCCGGAGTTCTCCGGGGCGTTCGCCCAGGCGTCGAAAGTGCGCGTCGTCGCCGGCGCCGGCGGATGGGCGCGCGCCGTCGGGCCGCTGCACTACCACGCCGACAACGGGGTCAAGGCGCGCACGATCGCCGACGACGCCGCGCGCGGTGTGGGCGAGACTATCGGCACGTTCGCGCCCACGTCGGCGCTCGTGGGCATCGACTTCGTCCGGGCGGCCGGTCCGGCGTCGCGGGTGCTCGAGCAGCTCCTCGGCGAGGTGCCGTGGTGGGTCGACTGCGCGGGCGTCACGCACGCGGGGCCGCGGCCACCGACCGAGGTCACCGGACCGTACGAGGTGCTCCAGGTCGACCCGAGAGCGCGGACGGTGTCGCTGGCGCTCGAGGACCCGACGGCCATCGGCATCGGCTCGACGCTGCGCGCCCGCCTGGACGCGCCCCTTGTCGTGCGAGAGCTTGAGCTGGTCGTCTCGGCCGGCGCGCTCCGGGCGACCGCGTGGTGCGGCGGCGAGCAGTCGTCGGCGGGGCGGATCGCGCGAAGCCTGCGCGCGATCGTCCGCGAGGAGATCGCCCGCGAGCTCGGGATCGTCGGCGCTCACGAGTACCGGCTCGTACAGATGTCGACGGACCGCGTGGAGCTGCAGGCTGTCCGGAAGCGCGACGGGCTTCCGGACACGTTGCCGATCTCGATGTGGCCCGGCGTCGCGGGCGCGTGGGCCGATCTCTCGCCGGGGACGCACGTGCTCGTCGAGTTCACGGCGGGCGACCCGACGCAGCCCCGCGTGGTGGCGTTCGCGCCCTTGGGCGCCGACGCGTGGCGGCCCGCGCGGCTGATGTTCGACGTCACGGCCCACATCGCGCTCGGGTGCGGCGTGGACGACGGCGCGCCGGTGGGGCGCATCGGCGATCCCGTCACCGTCGGGTACCTCTCCGCGACGGGCGGCGGCACCGCCCCGATCGCGCTGGTGCTGTCGCCCACCGCGACCGGCACGCCGGGCGAGGTGCACCTCACCGCGGCGATCTCCGGGGGCTCGAGCAAGGTGAGGGCCGGGTGATGGGCGTGCTGCAGGAGACGTTGCCCACGCTGATCGCCGGCGTCGCGCGCGAGATCGCGGTGCCCGCGGGGGACCTGGGGTTCGGCGCGGACCTGTCTTGCGTCGACGACATCAGCCCGGACGCGGCCGTGGTTCCGCCGGACAGTCCGCGCGCCGTCGCGGAGGCCATCTACCGCAGGTTCACCACGCCGCGGGGCACGCTCGTCGACGACGAGGACTACGGGTTCGACGTCGCGACCATGCTCGGCAAGGCGACGACGGCCGCGACGATCCAGGCCGCGCAGTCCGAGCTCCGCGCGCAGGCGCTGCAGGACGACCGCGTGGACACGGTCAGCGTCGCGATCACCGCTGCGCGGCTCACGGGCGCCGTGGGGCTGCGCATCGAGGTGTCCGGCGCGACCGCCGCGGGCCCGTTCTCGCTGACCCTCGCGGTCAGCGATGGGGGCGTGCTGCTCGAGGAGATGACCTGATGGCTCGCCCGCTCGAAGACCTGACGACCCCGATGACCGTCGACGAGGTGAAGGCCTCGATGTACGATGTCCTCGCGCGCCTGGGCGCCGAGACGACCTCGTGGAAGCCGGGCGCGCCGACGCGCACGTTCATCGCCATCGCGGCGGTGCTGATCTCCGCGCTCACGTACCTGGTCGCGGCGATCGCGCGCAGCGGTTCGATCACGCTGTCGAGCGGAGCCTGGCTGACGCTCGTCGCGTGGTGGAAGTTCCGCGTCGCGCGCATCGAGCAGACCTTCGCCGCGGGCGACGTGACGCTCACCAACGCGGGCGGCGGCATGTACTCGTGGGACGTCGGCGAGCTCGTCGTCCAGAACTCCACGACCGGCGCGCTGTACCGCAACGTCTCCTCGGTGAGCCTGTCGCCCACGAGCACGGCCACCGTCCAGGTGCGCGCAGTCGAGGCGGGCGCAGGGAGCACGTCGACCGCGGGTCAGATCGACGCGCTGGTGACGACGGCCACCGGCGTCACCTGCACGAACCCAGGGACGCTGGTAGGCCTCGACGAGGAGGGCGACGAGGCCCTTCGCCAGCGCTGCATCGACAAACTCGACACCCTATCGATCAAGGGCCCCCGAGGCGCGTACGTGTACTGGGCGAAGAGCGCGACGGTGCCGTGGGGCGACGAAGACGGCAGCCCCGTGTCCACGTCGCGGGCATGGTCCTCGAACTCGTCGCCCAACGGGCAGGTGCGCGTCGTCGCTGCATCGGCGAACGGGCCGGTAACAGGCGACGTCACCGACCCGACCACGGACCTCGGCGCTATTGCGGCGGCGATCGAGGAACACGTGCGCCCCGACGGGGTGACTGTCACGGTGGAGAGCGCGAGCGCGGTGACGGTGAACGTCACCTACGAGGTGTGGGCATACAGCGCCTCGGGGATCGACACCGACACGCTGAAGGCACAGATCTCGACCGCGCTGACCGCCCTGATGGCGCGTCAGCCGATCGGCGGAAACATCATCCCGCCGGCGACGAACGGGAAGCTCTACGTCGACACGATTCGCGGCGCGATCGCGGCCGCGAACGACGGCATCTTCCGCGTCGTCGTGTCGGCGCCGGGGTCGGATGTCGCGCTGAATCTCGGCAGCTCGCCCGCGCAGGTGCCCGTGATCGGCAGCGTGACCGGCACCGTGCACTGGGTGGCCTCATGATCGGCTACACGTTCCGCTCCGGTGCGGTCTACACGTTCCGCTCCGCTGCGCTGCGCGCCGCACCACGCTGGCTGCGTCGCACCAACGCGTTTCGCGTGCTGCTCACCGTGGCGCTGCACCTCGACGCGCTCGCTGAAGCGGCCACCGACGGCCTGCGCCTGTGGTTCCCGGGCTACTCCCCTCAGACCCTGCCGATCGAGGGGCGGGAACGGCGCGTGCGGCGCGGGTTCGACGAAAGCGACGACAGCTACGCGGCGAGGCAGCTCGCCTGGCTCGACAACAAGCGCCGGCTCGGGGATCCGCACACGATCCTGGTCCAGCTCGCGGGGTACCTGACGCCGCACGCCGTGCGGATGCGGATCGTCAATCACTGGGGCGAGTGGATCACGCGGAACGCGGACGGGACGTTCGAACGGCACACGACGTCGCCGAAGAACTGGAACTGGGACGGAGCCGCCGACGCAGACGCGTGGTCCCGTTTCTGGGTGATCATCTACGCATCGTCGATCTGGACGCGGACCACGTGGGGCGCGGGCGCGTGGGGTAGCGGCACCTGGGGCTCGACCGCGACGAGCGCGCAGATCCAGTCCATGCGCCTGGTCGTCGCCGACGCCAAGGCGGCGCACTCGAGGTGCCAAAACATCATTCTCGCGTTCGACGACGCGTCGTTCGACCCAACGGCCGCCGCGGGATCGCCGATGCCGGACGGTACGTGGGGGCCGTGGGGAAAGCTCAGCGGCGGGGTGGCCCTGCCCTCAAGGCTCGGCACCGCTCTTTACGCAGACGGAGAATGAACGATGCCCACTACGATCACGGGTGACCCGACTGCCGCGCTGGCGACGAGCTTGACCGTCCCGAGCGACGGCGACACAGCCTCGGCGTCGTCAATAGACCCGGCGTTTCAGCAGCTGGCCGACGAGGCGGCCGTGGCGCTGAGCGGGCAAACGAAGATGGCGTCGCGCGATCTCGTAAACAACGACGTGATCGGGTTCACCGCCGAGGGCGGTGCCACCATCGTCGGCACCGCGTTCGCGTACGGCGGCTCGGGCGCCATCACCGTCGTCCTGCATACCCCCACGACCTCGCGTTACGTCGAAATCATCGTGATCTCGGTCAACCTACTGGTGAACCCCGTCGGCAACATCACGGTGAAGCAGGTAGACGGGACGACGACAATGAAAGTGATCACCAACGGCAAGTACGCGCGGTTCGCGTACCTGGGCGGCTACTGGGTCGTCCTCAGCGGCAACGAGGTGTCGTGATGAGCATGTTCGATAACCTCTTCGGATACGACCAGATCGCGTCGTCCTCCGGCGCCGCGCTGCAACGCCGCGTGTTGAAGTTCATCGGCGCCACGGTAACGGACGACCCTTCGGCCGGCGCGACGGTCGTCACGGTGCCGTCCGCGGCGGCGATCTCGTCGTCCGCCGCGCAGGCCGTGGGCACGACGGGCGCCGCGGGGAGCTCGGGCAACGTGAGCGACGCGGGCCACGTCCACGCGCTCGGGGAGGCGACGCTCCGCACGGTGGCCGCGTCGCTGACCGCTGCGCTCGACCTCGGCGCGCAGCTCGTGAAGTCGACGGGCACGCCGACGCTGTCGAGCCACCTGACGACCAAGACCTACGTCGACACGGCCGACGCCTCGACGCTCGCGAGCGCGCAGAGCTACGCCGACAGCATCTTCCAGGGCCGCGACTGGAAACAATCGTGCCGCTTGGCGACAGCCACGGCGCTGACGACGTGCACGTACAACAACGGCGCGAGCGGCGTCGGTGCGACGCTCACCGCGTCGGCGAACGGCATCCTCCAGGTCGACGGCGTGAACGCCGCGTCGGGCGACAGAGTGCTCGTCAAGAACCAGAGCGCTGGCGAGCAGCACGGGATCTACTGCGTCTACGCGACGGGAAGCGCGGGCGCGCCGTGGGTGCTGAAGCGCGACACGGACGCGGACAGCGCCGCGAAGCTCACGTCGGGCGCCGCTGCGTTCGTCACGCTCGGCGTCACCAACTCCGGCTGCGCGTTTTTCCTCGACACGCAAGACCCGATCACCATCGGTACCACGGCGCTCGTGTTCGGGCAGCTGCCCGATCAGACCGTGGCCGGCACGGGGCTCGCGCGGTCGGGCAACACGCTCTCGGTGACGTACGGGACGACCTCGGGTACCAGCACGCAGGGAAACGACTCGCGCCTAGCGCCAGCTCCTTCCGTCGCCGGCCGCATCCTCTACGACACCGGCTCGGCGTGGGCGGCGCTCGCCGCTGGCACGTCGGGGCAGGTGCTCACCAGCGGCGGTGCGGCAGCGCCGTCGTGGGCGGCCGTCTCGTCGAACGGCGCGCGCCCCGCCACGGCGTCGGGCACCTCGCACTGGTGGAAGCTCGACGAATCGAGCGGAACCACGTTCGCCGACTCAATCGGCAGCGCGCACATCACGAGCGCGACGATCGCACTGCTGTCGCGCACGGCGATGTTCCGCGGATTGCCCAACATCTCGCTTGGCAACAGCGGCTCGGCGGGCAGCGGCACCATCGCCGTCGGGACGAGCGACTGGACGTTCGAGATCATGCTGATGCCAGCGGGCAACGCTGCTCTCTCGTCTGCGTCGACGTTCGTGTACATTTACGATGTCTACCCGGCGACGAAGAACGATTTCGCCGTCGGCATATCGGACACGGCCATCGCGATCGGCCCCGGGATCGCGAACAACGTCACCGTCACGACCGCAACGATTCCGTGGTCGCAGGCGCGGTCGCAGCCGCTGCACCTGATGGCGTCGTACGTCGGATCGACGCGCACCTATACGTACTACGTGAATGGCGAGATCGCGCTTACGAGCGTGATTGCCAACGCGCGTAACGCGACGATGGCAAACATCTCGTTCGGGGGCGCTCCGCCTGGACTGCACCTAGCCGACATGCGGATCTCCGAATCCACGGCGCAGTCGCAGTCGTACGCGCGCGGCGTTTTCGACGCCATGCGCCGGATGTGAGGCACCCGATGCCCGACCTCGACGTCCTCCACCTCGCCCTTTCGGCCATCATCTCCGCGCTCGGCGCCGCGTTGGTGTCGTGGGCCGTCGCGCGGCCCGACCGCGCGCGAGCCGAGGCGCAGGCCGATGCGCAGGCCGCGCGGGCGTCGCGCGACGAATGGGGCGCGGCGTTCGCGGTGCAGCGCGACCGGTGCGACCAGGCCGATCGCCGCGTGAGCGAGCTGGCGGCGCAGGTCGGGCGCCTCGAGGAGCGCGTGACGTCGCACGAGCGCGAGCAAGCGACGGATCGCGTAGCGGTGCGCGCGATGCGGGATGAGCTGCTCGCGGCGCTACAGGCCATGCGGGCGGAGATCGCCGAGACGTTCAGAGAGATCCGCGAGGACATCAGGGAGGCACGGAGAGCATGACGATCGACAGCATCCACACCATGATCACCAGCTACGAGGCCGCGGCGCTCGTTGGCGTCGCGACCGTGATCCGCGTCGTCGCGATGGTCGCCGGCGCTCTCGGGCGGCCGGGCATCGTCGCGACGTGCGAGGCGTGCCTGCGCCCGCTGCCGGACCTCCTCGGCACCGCGATTGCGATCCTGCGCGTCGTCGGCGAGGCGCTCGCGGCGCTGGTGCGGATCATCAATGCCGCGCTCGACGACCTCCACGGCGGGCCGCCCGCGCCGCCGGCTGCCGGGGGCGCGACGTGAGGGCCGCCGCGCTGGTCTCCCTCGCGCTCGCGGCGCTGGTGCTCTGCGGCGGCACGTCGCTGGTGACGTGCGGGTGCTCGCGCCCGGCCGCCGCGGCCGCGCCGGTCGCGCTCGCGGTGAGCGACGTCGCCGCCGAGGCCCGCGGCGTGCTCCTCGACGAGTACCGCCGGGAGTCGTACGCCGCGGCCGACGCGGGAGCGACCGAGGTGCAGGCCGTCCGCGCCCGGTGGCGGCCCGTGTGGACGTCCTGGGATGCCGTGGCGGTCGCCGACGCGGCGCTCGTCGGCGCGCTCAAGGCGAACGACTCCGGCGCGGCGCTGGCCGCCCTGGGGCGCGTGCGCGTGGTTTGGTGCGACCTCCGCCACGTTGAGCCGCGGGTGCCCGAGGTGCCGGCGCTGCCGTGCTCGGGGGGTGCGCGGTGAGCGCGCGCGATGTGCTCGCCACGCTGGCCGACGTCGCGGGGGCCGCGTCCGCCGCGCCCGGCGACACCGGCACGGCCGCTCGCATCGTGGGCGCCGCGGCGCGCGTCGGCGCGGCTCTGCTCGACGCGGGGCACGACCCGGAGGCGATCGTCGCGGCGCTGGAGGCGATCGCGCCGATCGGGCCGGACGTCGCGCGGATCGACGCGGAGGTCGACGCGCGGGTGGTGCGCCATGGCTAGCCTCCGTGTCGCCACGCTGCGCCTCTCGCCGGATGCGTGCCTGGCGCTCGCGGACCTCGCGGGCGCCGCGGGGCAGGCCGTCGGGCAGCTCCTGGGCCCGTGCCATCGCGCCCGGCGGCGCGTGTGACCTCGGCGCCGACGACGCGATGGCGCGCGCCGCGGCGCTCTGTGAGCGGACGGAGCTCCTCGCGCAGCAGCTCGCCGAGCTGAGCCGCGACGCGCTCGAGCTGGCCCGGTACGGGCGGGAGGCCGTCCAGCGCGACACCGACCCGGCGCCGGCGGCGCCCGCGGAGGACGCATGACGCCCCGCGAGCTGCCCGACGTGCTCACCTCGGCGACGGTGCCGCAGCTCGCGGCCGCGCTCTGGCGCGCCGCCAGCCGGCTGGGGCTCGACCTATCGCGGGAGGCGGTCGGGCTCCTGCTCGCCCAGGTCGGGCTCGAGACGGGCCTGGGGCGGTCCTGCCACTGCTGGAACCTCGGCAACGCGAAGAGCCGCCCGGGCGACGGGCGATCGTGGACGTTCTTCGCCTGCACCGAGGTCATCGGCGGGCAGGAGCGGTGGTACTACCCGCCCGACCCGACGACGCGGTTCCGCGCGTTCGCCAGCCTCGACGAGGGCGCGACGGACTACCTCGGCATGATGCGGCGGAACTTCGCGGTCGCGTGGGGCACGCTCGCGCACCCCGACCCCGCGGCGTTCGTCCGCGCGCTGAAGGGCGCGCGGTATTTCACGGCCGACGAAGGGCTCTACACGAGGGGGGTCGCGGCGCTCTACCGGCAGATCCTCGCGCGGCTCCCCGCGGACCTCGACACCGTGGCGATGCCGTGGACCGAGGCCGACGAGGCGGCCGTCGCCGCGGAGTGCCCCGGGAACGCGCTCACCCTGACGAGCATCGGCGTGTGCCTGGGGCCGCCCGCGGGGCTCGAGGTGATCGCGCACGACGACACCGCGCCGCTCGGCGAGGACCAAGCGGCGTGCCTCACCGCGGCGACGGAGCTGGTGCGAGGGGAGCTCGCCGGGGCGTAGCGCCCGCAGGCGCACGACGACGGGCGCGGGCATCGTCCACCGCGATCCGAAACCGGCCGTCGCCGGCTTACGACTGCACCCCAGCCGGCGTGTAGGTCTCGGTCACCTGGCCGTCGGGCAGCGGCGCCAGCCGGGCGACGACGCCGCGCAGGTCGGCCTCGTCGTAGCAGCAGCTGATCCACTCGTCCGTCACCATGTCGATCGGCGTCACCATTGTCGCATCCCCCTCAGGGGCAGAAGCCCCGCAGGCTCGGGTCCTCTTTGTGCTCGCAGCCATTTGCCCAGAGGCCGTCGCAGTTCAAAAAACCTGCGGCGCACGCGGCGGCTGGAAGGCAAGCATTCGCGCCAGCGTCGGCCGGTGGGCAAGTGCAGTAGAATACGGCTTCGGTCTTGTTGCAACCTAGGCCGTGGCACGGCATGGCGTTCTTCTCATCGCAGCAGATGTTGGAGCAGGTGCCGCACGCGAGCTGGGTAGCCTTCACGCCCGGGCACACGAGGCCGGCGTCGCGAGCGTCGATTGCCACGTCCTCGGCCACGTCGAGCAGCGTGTCCGCTGTGGCATCGGGGATCGCGTCCTCCGCATCCACGTCCGCGGGCTCGTCGACGGAGACGTCCTCGGCGGTCGAAGCGTCCGCGCCCTCGTCCTCGTCGAGCGGCACGTCGAAGGATGCGTCCGCAGCGCCCGCTTCCGGGCACTCGCACGGTCCGAGATGATCCGCGTCGTCCGCGCAGACCTGCGCACCCGCGGCGCCGCCCGGGCACGCGCACGCGATCTGCGCGCCCGGTGTGCATCGGTCGGTCGACCGATCGGCCGTCGCTGGCGCGTCGGTCGAAGAGCTACAGCCGGCGAACGCGACGAACGTGAGGGCGAAGATGGCGAAGCGCATCGGGGCCATGCTCTCACAGGTACGGCCGCAAACCGCACGGCCTGCCCGAAATGCCCGCGCCGTTGACCACCTGGGGATGTTTCGTGGAACCTTGCTGCCCGCATGAAGCCGAACGCTCCCTCGCCCGCCCCCATCGCGACGACCGCACAGCCTGACGTCCATCCGCCGCCGCCGCCGGCGGTCACCGGTCTTGCGGTCCTCTGGCTGTTCACGGTCGTCTGCGCCGACCCGAACGACCGAATCGATGAGCTCGGCGACGCGTCGGTGCCGTTCACGTTCGACGTTCACGCGATGATCTACTCGCAAGACGCACCGGGACTGGAGAAGGCGCTACACGACGCGCTCAGCACGCGACGCGTCAACCTCGTCAACCTTCGCAAGGAGTTCTTCCACGTTACGCTGGACGAAATCGAACCGATCGTGCGAGCGAAGCACGGGGAGTTCCAACTCACTCGCCTCGCCGAAGCGGCGGGGTACAGGCAGTCGCTGGCTATCCGGCAAGCCCGGATCAACGCGACCCGGGACCAAGCGTCGCCCGCGCTGATCAGCGTGTCGTAGTCGCCCTCAATTCACCGCCCACCGTTCGCGCCGCCGCGCCTCGAACCGGGCGGCGGTCCACAGCGCGCCCCGGCTGACCGTCTGGGCGTCGAACCCGTGGGCAAGGCCGAGCTCCACCCAGCACAGCACCTCGAAGATGCAGAGCGAGGCGGGAATCACGTGGCCCCCGAGGCGGAGGCGAACACCGCCGCGGCCGCGTCGGCGTGCGGCCGCGGCGGGGGCGCGGGAATCGTCGGCGGCGCGGACTCTGCGCGCGCGCGGAGCTCTTCCAGGCGCCGAACCCTCGTGCTCGCCCACGAGCTGCGCGAGATGGCGAGCTGCAAGAACACGAACGCCTCCCAGGCGTCGGCGCACGCGACGAGCTCCCGCTCGAAGTCCTCCCACGGCGTCCCGGGCGACTGCGCGCGCTTCGCGGCTCGCCACGCGTCACGCGCCGCCCGTGCTTTCGGATCCTGGTCGACCCGCTCCACGTACACGCGCCTCGCGTCCGACAGCGCCTTCTCACAGCGCTCGTGAGCCGCGCACGCCCGCCTCAACTCCACTTCCACGTCGAGCAGTTGCATTCCGAACCTCCGCGTGTAGCTGTAGCGACAACGACGGACGAGCGCAAGCGTTTGACGTCCGCACCTGTTCAAACGACGTCGGGAGACGCACCATTCAGCGGTGGACTTGGCAGACGTGCACGGAGCCGCGGCGGCGATTTTGCGCGCCGCGGGACACGACGAGGGGGACGTCCCGCTGGTGCGAGCGCTGGCGGAGGCGCTGCTCGGCCCGGGGGCGGTCGTGCGCGTGCCGGGACACGCGCTGCGCGTCCCCGCATCGATCGCGATCGTGCAGGGGCGCCCGCGGATCTACCTGCGCGCCGGCAGCGATCCAGTGCGCGAGCGGTTCCTCATCGCGCACGAGCTCGCGGAGTGGGCCCTCGAGCGCGACGGGTACCGCGAGCCCGACATCGAGGACGCTGCGGATGCCATCGGGGCCGCGCTGGTGGCTCCGCGGCGCGCGTTCGCGGCCGCCCTGCGTGACCTGGGCGAGCGCTACGACGCCCTGGCCGCGACGTTCCTGGCGACGGAGAGCCTCGTTGCGCTGCGGGTGGGGGAGACGCAGCACGAGCCGCGCGCGCTGGTCACGCCGCAGCGGGTTCGCGCTCGCGGCCCGGAGTCGTGGGCCTGGCCGGACGAGCACGAGATCCGCCGCGCGGCGCGCACCGGCCGCCCCGGCCTGCGTCGAACCAAGCTGACCGACGACCCGCGCCGAGTCGTGCTGCGCGCCGTGGGATAGCTCAGCGAGCGCGCTTGCGCGTCGACCGATCGCGGGCGTCGCGCATCGCAGCGGCCTCCGCGTCGAGCGCGGAACGCGACTCGGCGAGCCCCGGCGGCGCAGGCGCGGCCCCGAGCAGCTCCGCGCGCCGCTCGCGCGCGCGGGACTCTTCGATCGCGTCGTACCAGTCCCGCGGCCCCATGCCGGTGCCGCTGTTGGCGACGCTCGCGGCGTCGGCCCACCGGACCACGTCCGCGCGAGTCACGCCGGGGTGCAACGTCATGTAGCCGTCGATGCCGCGCGCACGCGCGTCGTATCGCTCGTCGAGTTCGACGTCGCGTCCGACGGCAAGTGGATGCTCCGCCGCCCAGTCCTTCGCGGCACGCTCGAGCGCGTCGCGGGAACCGCCGAACCACACCCGCGCGGCGCCGCGTTCCGTTGCGTCGCCCGCGCCGGCTTTTCCGTCGCGAAGCGGGCTCAGGTGCGCGTGCGACACGCCGATCTCGGCCGCTAGCGATGACAACGTGCGCCCGCCGGACTCCCATTCGGCAATTCGCGCGGCGATGTAGCGCGACACGTCCGTCAGGGGTCGCTTTTTACGAGGCATCGTCACGATCTACACCGTGACTTGTAGCAACGGCTACCGGACCAAACGAAAGGCAGTTGACGGGGTCGGTAGTTGTCGCTACAACGACTGCATGGCGCGAGTGAACGGGGCCGTCCGAGCGTTTCGTGGGTTCGTCCGGAAGACGGGGCTGTCGAAGAGCGCCGTGGCCCGCGCGCTGGGCGTGGCTCATCCGACGGTCCTCGACTGGTTGTCCGGCGCGAAGACCCCGACGGAGGCGAACCGCGTTGCCATCGAGGCGTGGACCGCCGGCGCGGTCCCGGCGTCGCTCTGGCCGCGTGCCGCTCCGCGCGCGGTAGCGCCGTTTTCGCCCCCCGCCTGAGCCCCTGGGGGCTCGTCGTCGTCGCGCCCCTCGCGCGCATCGTTCGTCTCGCTGGTTGTTGCCACCTGCCTGGTGAGGTTCTGCATGTCGTCGTCCCCCTCGTCGCGCGCTCACGTCGAGCGTTCTCTCGTGTCTACGGACGCTCCCGGCGTGGTGCGGGTGCGAGCCACGGAGGTTTCCCGCACCGGGCGGGCGTCGGAGTTGAGCCCGGCGCGTCGGGCCGCGCGGCGCGCGGCTTCGGAGCTGGTGGCGCGCGCGTTCGCGTCGACCGGGACGAGCAACTGCGCGTTCGCGACCGCGCTCAGCGTCGGCGAGAGCGCGGTGCGGGCGTGGAAGGACCCGGGCGACCCGGCGGCGATGACGATCGGCGACCTGATGGCGGGTTCGCGCCGGGTGCGCGCGGCGGTGGCTCACCTGCTCCTGGCGCTCGATCGGCCCGCCGCGGGCGTGTCTCCGGCGCACCACGGCCTCCTGGTCGCCGAGACGGTCTCGGCGGTCTGCGGGGCGCTGCGCGAGGTCACCGACCCGTCCTCGGCGGGCGGGGCTCGGCTGACGCGCGAAGAGCGCCGTCGCGTGCGCGGCGCGGTGGAGCGGGCGCGCGCCGAGCTCGATTCCCTCGAGCGCGACCTCGACGAGCAGGACGGCCGCGCCGATGAGCAGGAGACGCGCTGATGTGGCTGTTCACCGACGATCCGGCGGTCGTGGCGGCCGTCGTGCTGGTGGTGGGGACCGGCGTCCTGATCCTGGCTCGCATCGGCCAGATCGGCGGCGCGTCGTGACGCCGCTGGTCCTTTGTCGGTCGCTGTGCCTGGTCGCCGCGCTGACGTTGGCGCTGTGCCTGCTGCACCTTCTGGTCGCAGAGCGCCGGGAGAGCAGGCGATCCGCGGGTTTGCGCGGCGCGTGCGCGCCTCGGTGGACGAGCCGCTCTCGGAACCGACGCCGCTCGCGCCGTTCATCGCCGATCCGACCTCGGCCGCCGCGCGCGCGATGCTGCCTCTCCGGCCGTGGTGATCCTCGCTGGTGCGGTGCCGGAGTGGGCCAACCGGGCCGACGGCTACGGCGACGGCGACGGCGACGGCTCGGGCCGCGGAGCGGCCGAGCCGTCGTGAGAGAGCGACCGCGAAACCTCGGCCCGCGCAACGCGGTCCAAGGTTTCGCGGCCCACCCGCCAATCGCACGAAACGACCGGGGCGCAGGGCCTCGCGACTGCAGAGAGGGAACACCGATGAAGAACGACGAATTCGACGATCCGGACATCATTCCGCCGAACGACACGCTCGCCGCGCTCATGCGGAAGCTCGAGGACGGCGCGTTCAGCAACTACTCGGGCGGGGAGGTGCAACGCCTTCTCGCCAAGCTCCGGCAGATTGCCGCCAAGCGCGGCGGCAATGCGGTCGGCGAGGTCACCATCAAGATCAAGATCCCGATGGGGAAGGACGGCTACGGCCTCCCCGTCGCGTCGATCAAGTGCAAGGCGCCGGAGATCGCCCGCGAGGAGTCGATGATTTTCGTCGACCAGGACGGCGACCTCATGGCGCGCCCGGTCGAGAAGCAGTTGTCGCTCAAGGTGGCGACGAGCGCGCAGGACACGAAGGAGCCGGCCGCGCCGGCAGCGAAGGGGATGTGACCATGGCCGACACCACGAACGTGAACACGTACAGCGACGCGCGCTCGATCATCGAGTTCGCGCGTGAGCGCACCGAGGCGAAGCTGGTCGCCGTCGAGGCGACGGGCCCGGGGGTCCCGCACACTTTCCCCGCCGTTTTCGATCGGAGCGGCTCGCTCGTCAGCGTGCGGCGGCTCGTCGACGAGTGGCGCGAGCGCCCCGCGCGCCGCAGCGGGCGCATCGTCGCGCACGACATCGCGAGCTTCGTCGCGCTCGTGAACCGCGACTCGGGCGAGAACAGCGTGATCTTCGCGGACGCGGGCGAGCGGCCGAAGCTGGTCGCGGTCCTGAACTTCCACGCCGCCGGTCACGGTGGCGAGCCGGCGTTCTGCGACGACGTCATCGAGTACCCCTTCCCGCTGAGCGACGAGTGGGAGGCGTGGGTCGGATCGAACGGAGAGGCGAAGAAGAAGGGCCAGGCGGCCTTCGCCGAGTTCATCGAGGACAGGCTCTTCGACATCGGAGAGCCCGGGGCCGCGGGGAACATCGCGAAGGCGTGGGCGGAGAAGCTCGGCGTCTCGCTCGCCGGACCGAACGCCCTGATGCAGGTCCCCAAGGGGCTCTCCGTCCGGGTCGAGGAGACCGTGCGGAACGTGATCAACCGCGGGACCGGCGAGGTCTCGTTCGTGTTCACGACCGAGCACAAGGACGGTGACGGCTTGAACGACACGGTGAAGGTCCCGAGCGCGTTCCACATCCGGATCCCGATCCTCCGCGGGGAGGTGACCTACTCGATCCCGGTGCGGCTGCGGTACCGCGCGGGCGGCGGGAAGATCTCGTGGTTCTACGAGATGCACCGGCCGGAGCTCTTCCTGCTCGACGCGGTCAACGACGCGATCGCGCGGGTGCGCGCTCCGGAGGACGCGGTCGACGTCGCCTCGCGCGGCTGCGGCCTGCTCGTGGTGATGGGCCTTCCGCCGGGGATGGGCTGACCGTGTTCGCCCCTCGGTCGTCGTTCGCCCCCGCTTTTGTTGCGGGCGCGCACGCCGCCGTCGCGGAGCGTGGCGCCGCGCGAGCGCGCGCGGAAGACGGCCGGGAGGCGGGCGGCGGGCGTGCAGGTGCGTGCGCCCCCCGTGACGTGCTCGCTCGGCTCGATCGGCTCGGCCTCGGCGATGACCTGCGGGCCGCGATCGGCCGCGCGCCCGTGACGCCGCTCGAGGTCTGCTCGCGCGTGAAGACGGGCGCCATCGCCGCGGCGCGACACCGATTCTGGCGCCGGCTGAGGGCGCGCGGCCTGTCGCTGAGCGAGATCGGGGCGCTCGTGGACCGAGACCACACGACCGTCGCCGCCGCGGTCGGTCGCGGGGTGGCTCGCGTGGAGCCCGCCGACGACCAGGCGGGCGCGGTCTTGCGCGCGGCGCGCGCGGAGATCGAAAGGCGGCGGGCGACGCTTGCCGAGAGGCTGCGCGCGGATGGCGAGCTCGAAGGGCTCGTGGCCGCGCTCGACATCATCGACACGGAGGCCCGCCGGCGGGGCCTCGATCCGGAGGCCTGGTGAGCACCGTCGTCGTTCTGTCCCCCGAGGAGCTTTCCGGCATCGTCGAGCGCGCGGCGGCGCGCGGCGCGGAGATGGCGCTTGAGCGCGCGGGCGTGGCGGCGTCCGGCGAGGTCCTTACCCGCGAAGAGGCCGCGGCGCTGCTGCGGCTGCACCCGGCCTCGCTCGGCAGGCTGGCGAGCTCGGGCAGGGTGCCCGCGTCGCGCGTCGGGCAGACGTGGCGCTTCCGCCGCTCGGAACTGCTCGCCTGGCTTGAGGAGCGGGCGACGCGCCCGGGCGCCCCGGTGGAGCGGATCGGCGCCACGCTCCGCGCCGTGAAGGGGGGTCGCTGATGTCCGTCGTCGCGCGCACGAGGAAGAGCGGGACCACGTACTACGCGGTCTTCACCTGGCAGGGGCGCCCCGTCTGGGAGCGCGTCGGGGCGGACCGGCGCGAGGCGGAGCGCGTCGAGCGGCGCCGGAAGGCCGAGGTTGCCCGCGGCACGTACGTGCCCCCGGCGGAGTCGCGGGCGATCACGGTCGGGCAGGCTGCTCGCGACTGGCTCGATCGTCGCACCGTCCGTAGCGCCGCGAACGAGCGGGCGCTGCTCACCCGGCACGTCCTCGCGCGGCCCGCGTGCGCGGCGTTCGTGGCGATGCCGATCGCGGACGTGCGGCCGGTCGACGTGCAGGGCGTCGTCGTTGGCCTGCGCTCGGTGGTGAGCGAGTCGACCGGGCGGCCGCTCGCGCCGAAGACGATCGCCCTCATCTACGGAGCTCTCCGGACGATGTTCCGCGACGCCGTCTTCGGCGACCTGGTCCAGCGCGACCCGTGCCGCCTGCAGCCGGGTACGATCAGCAAGACGCCCACCAAGCCTCGCTCGGCTTACGATCGTGCGGCCGTCGCGACGCTGCTCACGCACCCGGCGATCCCGAAGCCGTCGCGGATCTGGATCGCCCTCGCTCTGCTGACCGGGATGCGCGAGGGGGAGGTCTGCGGTCGGCGCTGGCGCGACCTGGACACGGAGTCGACGCCGCTCCCCTGCCTGACGGTCGCGACGCAGTACGAGGACCAGGCGCTCAAGACCGATCGCCCTCGCCGGGTGCCTGTGCACCCGGTGCTCGCTGGCGCGCTCGAGCTGTGGCGCCGCGAGGGCTGGGAGCTCGTCCACCTCCGCGCGCCGCGGCCGGCGGACTTCATCGTGCCGCAGATCGGCGGGTCCGCGCACACAAAGTCAAGCGCCTACAAGGCGTGGCGCCGCGCGTGCGACGCCGCCGGCGTGACGAACCTCTCGCTGCACTCGACGCGGCACACGTTCCTCACGTTCGCGCGCCGCGGCGGCGCTCGCCCCGACGTGATCGAGCGCGTGACGCACAACGCCACGGGTACCATGGTGGACCACTACACGCACTGGGAATGGGAGCCGCTCTGCGACGCGGTCGCCTCCCTCCGGCTTGACGCGAACGTTGACGCGCGAGCGATCTACTCGGGGAGACTAGCTCCAGCGCCTGGACTCGAACCAGGCCGGCCGGTCGACGATTCGCGTAAGCGCGCGGAATCACGCGAACCTGCGGCGAGTCGCCGCACGTCAGATTCCGCCGGATTCGACGCGGCCGCCGCCAGTCGCGCCGCGCATCAACGTCCGGCCCTCCGGCGCGTCGCGCGCGAGACCGTTGCGGCGGCGCTCGCCGGCGACGAGTCCGCCGCCCTCCGGGGGCTCGCCAAGCTCGCCCGGTGCACGCGCCAGCGCCCAGCGACGCGGCGCGAGCGCGAGGCCCTCTCGCGGTTCGTGGGAGGCGCGTCGTGACGCGCCCGCCGATTGTGCGTGCGTCGTTCCTCGGGCCCGACGAGCTCGTCGTCGACAACTTCGCCGGGGGCGGCGGGGCATCGACGGGCATCGAGGCGGCCATCGGGCGGCCGGTCGACATCGCGATCAACCACTCGCCCGAGGCGATCGCCGTCCACCGCGTGAATCACCCGAACACGCGGCACTACTGCGAGAACATCTGGGAGGTCGACCCGCGCGAGGCGTGCGGCTCGCGCCCGGTCGGGCTGGCGTGGTTCTCCCCGGATTGCACGCACTTCTCGCGGGCGAAGGGGACGCAGCCCGTAAGGCGTGAGATCCGGGGGCTCGCGAACGTCGTCATCCGGTGGGCCGAGATGGTCGCGCCGCGCGTGATCGTCCTGGAGAACGTCGAGGAGTTCCAGACCTGGGGCCCCCTCGTCGGCGAAGAGGGCAAGCTGCGCCCCGATCCCGCTCGGGCCGGGGAGGACTTTCGCGCGTGGCTCGCGCGCCTCGTGGAGCTCGGGTACCGCGTCGAGTTCCGCTCGCTCGTGGCGGCCGACTACGGCACGCCGACGATCCGCAGGCGGCTGTTCTTGGTTGCGCGGCGCGACGCCGGCGCGATCGCGTGGCCGACTGCGACGCACGGCAAGGGGCGCGCGCACCCGTGGCGCCCGGCGCACGAGGTCATCGACTGGACGCTGCCCGTGCGGTCGATCTTCGGCCGCTCGAAGCCTCTTGCCCCCGCGACCGAGCGCCGCATCGCGGAAGGCATTCGCCGTTACGTGCTGGGCTCGGCGTCGCCGTTCATCGTGCGGCACGGCCACTACTCGACGAAGACCGGCGCCGGGCTGCACGAGGGGTGCGGTGCGGGCACCTTCCGCGGCCAGCCGCTGGGGGTGCCGCTCGGCACGGTGTGCGGGACGAACGACAAGCACCTCGTCTGCCCAGTACTCACTAAGCACTACGGCGGCGTCGTCGGGCACCGTGTCGACCGCACGATCGGCACGATCACCGCCACCGACCATCACGCGCTGTCGGCAGCGTTTCTCACGAAGCTGTACGGAACCTCGACGGGAGCGAGCGTCGTCGAGCCCATGCCCACGGTCACCGCTGGTGGATGGCACATCGGCGAGGTGCGGGCGTTCCTGATGAAGTACTACGGCGCCGACAGCGGACAGCAGCACTCGCTGCTCGAACCGCTGCACACGGTCACGACGAAGGCGCGTTTCGGCATCGTGCTCGTCGACGGCGCTCCGTACCAGATCGTCGACGTGGGAATGCGGATGCTGGCGCCGCACGAGCTGTTCGCGGCGCAGGGATTCCCGCCGGACTACGTGATCACGCCGGAGTTCAACGGGCGACCGCTGACGAAGACGGCGCAAATCGCCCTGGCTGGCAACTCGGTCTGTCCGCAGGTCGCCGAGGCCGTCGTCGCCGCGCAGTTCGGCGCCTCGCGCGCCGCGGAGGTCGCGTGAAGCGCTGCTGGCTCGACGCCAGTTGGGAGGCGAGGGGGCGCGGTGGGGAGCAGGTGGTGGCGGTGCGCGCGAAGGGAGAGCAGCGATGACGGTCGGCACCGAGAAGGACATCGTAGACGCGTTCAAGGCGTACCAAGCGGCGGCGGAAGATCTGGTGCGGGCTCGCGAAGAGCTGCGAGCGGCGTGCTCGGAGGAGACCCGCGCCAGGAACCTTGAGATGTCCTGCGCGAACACGCTCAGGCAGGCTAAGGCGAATCTCGACGCGCTCCTGGGACTCGACGGAGTGACGTCGTGAAGGCGCTCTCGATCCGGCAGCCCTGGGCGTGGGCGATCATGCACGCCGGCAAGCGCATCGAGAACCGCGACTGGTTCACCGGCTGGCGCGGAGACCTGGTGATCCACGCCTCCGCGGGCGGCACGCAGGCGGAGATCTCGCGCGACCTCGACTTCGTGATCGACATCTGCCCGGAGGCGTACGACGCCTGGCCTGGTCGTCAGCGCGTTCCGCTCGGCGCGCTGGTCGGCGTCGCGCGGCTCGATGGCGTCATCCGCGACCCGGTGGACCTGGCGGCGTACGTCGCGGCGCACGGCGGGACCGCGGGGCGCTGGTACATGGGTTCGTACGGCCTGGTGCTGGCCGACGTGCGCCGGTTCGTCAGCCCGATCCCGTACAAGGGCACGACGGGGCTGTTCGAGGTTCCCGAGTCGATGGTCCGCGAGGCGATCGCCTCGGCGGAGGTCGCATGACGTCGGGCGCGCGCGTCACGGTGACGGCCCGCCAGGCGGACGATCGGCTCGGCCGATGGCCGTCCGTCCGCGAGCTCGGCGTCGAGCTGGGCATCGCGAGCTCGAACGGCGTGAGCGAGCTGCTCCGGGCGCTTGAGCGCAAGGGGTTCGTGCGGGCGCCGACGCGCCGCGGGCACCACGACGCGTGGCAGGTGCTGCGGCTCCTCGACGGCCGCGCCGTGCGCGCGGCGCGGGTGCTGGTCGAGGAGCAGGTTCCGGAGGCGCGCCCATGAGCGCTACCATCCGCGCCCGCCGCAAGACGGACATCGAAGGCACCGGCCACGCGCGCCGCGCCAACGACTACTACGCCACGCCCGAGTGGTGCGTGCGCGCGATCCTGCCGCACCTGCCGCTCGCGGGCTCGATCCTGGAGCCGTGCGCGGGCGACGGGGCGATCGTGCGGGCGCTCGTCGCTGCCGGATGCGACCCGGACCGCATCTCGGCGATCGAGCTCGATCGCGCGCACGAGCCAGCGTGGCGACAGACCACCGTTTCGTGCCTCTGGGGCAACGCCCTTGGCGACAGCGCCGATCCTCTCGGCGCCGCCGCGGCCTGGAACGCGCCGCACGCGTTGGTGATCATGAACCCGCCTTTCGTGAATGCGTTGGAGTTCGTCCAGCGCGCCCTGCACGCGCAGGCGCCGCACCGAGGCACGACGGCCGCGCTTCTTCGGCTCGGGATGATGGCAGGCGTCGCGCGCGCGGAGTTCTGGTCGCGCCACCCGGCGGACGTGTACGTGCTCGGGCGTCGCCCCTCGTTCACGGGCGGTGGTAGCGACGCGAGCGAGTACGCGTGGTTCGTCTGGGCACCTGGCCGCGGCGGGCGGTGGAGCGTGCTGCCGGGCGGGCCGGACCCGAGGCGCGCACGCACCAAGGGCGGTGCGTCGTGATGCGCGTCTACATCGCCGCCCCGAAGCAGGCCCAGCCGCGCGCCGCGCGGATTGCCGAGATCCTGGTCGGAAGCGCGGAAATCTACGGCTACATGCTGACCGTCGTGTCGTCGTGGCCCGAGACGATCGGGCCGGATGAGGAGGATCCGACCGACGCTGCGGCGCGCGCGCGCATTCTCAAGAAGAACCTCGCCGAGCTGCACGACGCTGACGTCGTGCTCGCGCTGACCGACGAGCGGTGGGGGCGCGAGACCTACGTCGAGATCGGTCGGGCGCTCGCGCGCGGGGTTCGTGTCGTGTGGTCAGACGCGAGCGGCGGGCTTGCGCTCTCGTCGGCCGACCACCGTGTGCACCTCGTCCACGACGACGACGGCGGCGTCGTCGCGATCCTCCGGCTGGCGAGAATCTGCCGCGCCGCGGGGGCGCGCTGATGGGGTCCCGCTGCGACTGCGGCCGTCCGCTGCCGTGCGAGGTGTTCACCCGGCTCGCCGTGGAGCTCCAGCGCGCGCAGGCGGCCGACGCTCTCCGGAGCACGGAGCAGACCCGGAGGCTCTTGCACGACGCGCGGCGCGCGGTCGAGGTGCACGGCGGGCAGTGGCGCGCCCGCGCCGCCCGCCGAAGGGCGGGACGATGATGAGGCTCGATCCTCGCTGGTTCGCGATGCCGGTGGGCGCCCGTGGGCTGGCGCTCCTGCTGCGGTCCTACGCCGACGAGGCTGGACACGTCGCGCTGCGCCCAGCGGCCACCACGGGGCGCGCCGTCGCCATCCTGCTGGGCGCGCAGCCCGCCGAGCACCGCCGCGTCGAGCGCGACCTCGAAGTGCTGGTCGCCGCGGGCTTCGCGCGCGCCGAGGGGGGCGTGGTCGAGCTGGACGTCGCATCGCCCGCGCCGCCCGCCTCGGTCCAGGCGGTCGCGCGCGACACCCCGAAGAGCGCCGCCGAGCGGGCGGCGGCGTACCGCGCCCGCAAGCGCGGCGCCGCGGCGACGACCCCCACCGAACCGGCGCCCGTCACGCAGCGGACCGCCGCCAGCGTGACGGACGTCACGCCCGCCGTCACGGACACCGTCACGGACCGTCACGTGACGGCCGTGACGGGACCCCTCCCCGGTTCTCCCCCCTCTCACACTCTCCCCTCTCTGTCTCCCCTCCCCGACTCACACACACCCACCGGGCGCGAGGGCACGCGCGGCGCGGAAGCGCGTGACGCAGGCGTGACGGGTGACGTGACGCGCGAGCCCCCGGCGTCGCGGCCGGCCCTGGACGAGGAGCAGCTCGGCGACGAGGCGAGGCATATCCTGGCGGCCTTGCGGGCCCAGAGGTCGCTCGCGGCGATCGCCACCGCGCGGTTCGCGGACCATCTGGCCGGGGTCCTGATCGGCTCGCGCAAGACGCTCGCCGACGTCACGCGCGCCATCGCCGACGCGGGCACGAAGGCCGCGTCGGTCGAGGCGGCTGACGGCCCGCTGACGCGCACCGAGCTCGCCGAGCGCGTGACGGCGTACATCGACTTCAACGGCCGACGCGAGGGCTCGAGGGGCGCGCGCGTCCCCAGGCGCCGCGACGGCTTGAAGCAGACCGCGCCCGGGTTCAACCCGGCCGCGCCGGGGTTCGACGTGGGCGAGGACGCACTGGCCGTGGTGGCCGCGAAGGGAGCGAGGACATGAACGTCGATCAAGACCTGATGAACCTCATCGAGGAAGCGCGGCGCGCGAGCGCGCGTCACGCCGCCCGGACGGCCACGTGCGGCGAATGCGGGCAGGCTCGCCCCCGCGACCCGTGCGAGGAGTGCCGGGTGCGCCGCATCCTGCCTGCGCTGCATCGGGACGCGGTCCTTGAGGAGCGCGCGCTCGCCGGGCTGGTGACGCCGCCGCACCCCTTTTCGCTCGGGCAGATCCTGCAGGCGGCCGTACACGCAGCTGGGCGCCCGCGGACGTTCATCACGGGGCCGACGCGCTCGGGGAAGACCACCTTGGCCGCCGCGATGCTCCGCTCGCGCTTGGACGTCCTCGACACCGACCCGGTCTACGTCGAGTCCTGGTCGCTCGCGAAGGCCCGCATCGATGCGCCCCGCGGGTCCGAGCCGCACCTGGTCCGGCGCTGCCGGCGCGCGCCGCTGCTGGTGCTCGACGAGCTCGGCCGCGAGACCACGTACGACGAGACCATCGTCGAGGTGCTGAAGGTGAGGCACCGCGACCGCCGACAGACGATCATCGTCAGCCCGTTCGACCCGCGCACGCATGAGGGATCGCAGCACCTAGTGGAGAAGTACGACGCGGCGACGTACGCGATCCTCGTCGAGGGGGTCACGCACATCCGCCTGGAAGAGCGGCCGACGGCCAGGGCGGTGGGCGCATGATCCGCGTGCTGGCGTTCGACCCGGGCGCGACGACGGGATGGGCGTTGATCGAGCTCGATCGCCCGCTCGAGCGCGTGCGCCTGTGCGCGTCCGGCGAGCTGCGCGCCGACCAGCCGCGCGGCGCGCGCGAGGCGGTGGAGAGCGTGCTCACCGAGGCGGCGGCGGACGTCGTCGCGGTGGAGTGCACGATCGGCGAATCGTTCGGCGGGCGCACCAACGTGAGCGACCTGGTGGCGTGCGCGCGGCTCGACGGCATGCTGGTCGGCTGGGCCGAAGCCCACGGGCTGCAGGTCGTCGAGGTGCCCGCCGCCTCGTGGCGCCACGCGCTGCTCCGCAAGCCGGCGGCGCGGGACAGGGAGATCCAGCGGGCGCTGGTGTTCAAGCTGTCGAACCCGCCGGGTCCGCGGAAGAGCAACGCGCACACGCGCGATGCCATGGGGCTGGCCGTGGTGGCCGCTCAGGCGTGGTCGAGCGCCGGTGCGGGAGCCCCCTTGTTCCAGGCGGCCGCGCTGCGGGAGGAGCGCCGCAAGGCGCGCGCCGTGGCCGCCCGAGGGCGCCGGCGGGTGGGGGTCTAACAGTAGGGGAAGCGGCCAGGCCGCTGGGGGTCGCGAAACTGCACCGGAATTTGGGTGAGTTCGGAAATGTAACGGATCGAGGCGGGCCATCGACATGGCGAAGATCGTGAAGAACCACGGCGCGCACGTGATGGCGCGCCTAGGCATGCAGGACGAGGACATGGCCGCGCGCACAGGCCTGAACCGCGTCCAGGTCACCAACTACCGCAACTCGAAGCTCAAGCCGAAATCGAGCAACCGGCTGCTGCTGGAGCGAGTGCTCGGGATCCCGCGCGACGCGTGGGACTTCGCCGCGGGCGAGTACCCCGCTCAGCGCGCGGCGGACCGGCGCAAACGAGGCGGAATCGAACAGCCGAAGACGCCACGCAAGCCGATGCCTCCCGAGCCGCCGGAAGTGCGCGCCCAGGCGGACGCTGTGCTGCAGGAGACGGAAGCGATGCTGCAGCGTGTCCGCGACCTCGGCCGCGCCGTCGACGAGGACAAGACGATCGACCATCGCGAGCGCGCGCGAATCTTGGGCGACATCACTCCGCTGCTCGCGCACTTGCACAAGATCACGGGCGCGGCGCTGTTGATGTCCGAGGACAGGCTGATGAGGCTGCCGGCTTACAGGCGCATCCGCGACGCGATTGAGGGCGTACTTCGGCGGCACCCGGTGGCACTCGCGGATTTCCGGACTTCGATGCGCTCGCTCGCCGACGGCGGGGCCGCGTGACCGAAACGAAGCACAGCAGGCTATCGAGGCTGCGCGCTGGCGCGCGACGGCCTCGTTCGTTTGCTGCCGACCTCGAGATCCTTGCGGCCGAGATCGAAGACGAGCTCACGGCTGCGACGCGGGACGATTCGTGGCCGTCGCCGCTCTACAGAGACGATCCGGTGCGGTTCTTCCGCGACGTGCTGGGGCTCGAACCGTGGTCGCGTCAGATTGAAGTCATCGAAGCGGTGAGGGATCACGAGCGCGTTGCCGTACGGAGCGGCCATAAGGTCGGCAAGAGCACACTCGCTGCGGGCGTCGCGCTCTGGTTCTACTGCTCGTTTCCGAACGCGCGCGTCATCATGTCGTCTACGACCGCGCGCCAGGTCGAGCAGATCCTCTGGCGCGAGCTGCGTATGCAGTACGCCCGGAGCGGCAAGTGCATCGCGTGCAAAGCGCAGGACGCGCTGACCGGGCACCCGATGACACGGCCATGCCCGCACTCGCGCATCATCGACGGCGAGATCCACGAGCTGGCCCGATCTGGCTTGAAAGCTGCGGACTTTCGGGAAGTGGTGGGTTTCACGGCGCGCGAAGCGGAGGCCGTTGCAGGCATCAGCGGACCAGCGATTCTCTACATCGTTGACGAGGCGTCAGGCGTTCCCGACATCATCTTTGAGGCCATCGAGGGAAACAGGGCAGGCGGGGCGAAGATCTTGTTGCTGGGAAACCCGACGCAGAACGAGGGGGAGTTCTACGAGGCGTTTCACGAGAAGTCGCGCTTCTACACAACGCTCACCATCTCATCCGAAGAGACACCCAACGTCACCGAAGGTCGGAAGGTCGTTCCAGGTCTCGCCGATCGTCCGTGGATCGAAGAGAAGAAGCTTGAGTGGGGTGAGAAGAGTCCGATGTACCTCGTGCGCGTGAAGGGTATTCACGTGCCCCAGGAAGAAGGGAAGATCATTTCGCTTCACGCGATCGCGGAAGCGGAGATGCGGTGGCCGGACGCGGACGCCGGCGGTCGCTTGTTCATCGGACTCGATCCGGCAGGCGAAAGCGGCGATGGCGACGAAACGGTGTTTGCTACGCGGAGAGGAATGAGGGTGCTCGGTGTGGTCGCGATGCGAGGGCTCACGCCAGAGGCGCACCTCGCTCACCTGCTGGGAATGATCCGCGAGCACCGCCACCCGAACGAGCTGCCCGCCGTGGTCGTCGTCGACCGCGAAGGCATGATCGGCGCTCGCGTGTACGGAACGCTCAAGGGCCATCAGGACATGAACGCGCAGGCGTTCGAGCTGGTGGGCGTGCGGTCGAGCGAGCTTGCTGACGGAGGCAACCCACGACGCGTGCACGACCGCGTGCGCGACAAGCTGTGGGCGAACCTCGAGCAGTGGATGCGCGAGGGGGGAGCGATTCCGGAGGATGCTCGGTTGGCGAAAGAGCTCAACGCCCCGAAGTGGATCTTCAACGACCGCAACCGAGCCAAGGTCACGCCGAAAGACGAGCTACGAAAGCAACTGGGACGCAGCCCCGATCGCGCGGAGGCCGTCACCCTCGCCACCTGGGAGCCGATCACGTATCGCGACGCGCCAGGAGACCAGGAAGACGAGAACGACGGCGACGAAGACTGGAGCAACGACGGCGGCGCAAGCGGCGGCGGCATCAACCCGTACAAGGGTGTCGGCTGGGGGTAAGTCGCTCGCGCTCTACACTTTGTAACGGTTCGCACCTTGTTTGTAACGGTCGACTTCGGGCAAAAGATGGGCGATGGGAAACGGCGATCGGATTCGGCTTGGGGCACGGCGCGCGCTCGTCGCGATGCTGGCAGCCGCCGTATCTGTTCCGCCCGCCGCGACGCCGTCGTCGCCGGCCGCCCCTGATCCGGAGCCTGTTTCTGCGGCCGATGTCCCGCCTCCCGCGCCCCGTTTGAACCCGCGTCGCAAGACCGGGCGCCGGGCTCGGATGTCACCGCTACCCGTCAACCAGACCCGCTGGTTGCAGGCCGACATCGAGCTCGCCGAAACGCGAGCAGGCAATGGCGACCTGACGGCGGTAGCGCAGCTTTACCGCGCGTTCGGTCGCGATGGCACGATCCAGGGCTTGCTGGGCACGCGTACCGGCGGCCTGGTGCGGCTGCCGAAGCGCTTTTCTGGCACGCCCGACGCCGTGGCAAAACTTGAGGGCACGCAGGGTTCACCGGGGCTGTTCGACCGCATTTTTCCGCCATCGGAACTGGAGCAACTCGACGCGGATGGCGACGTGCTGGGCGTCGGTGTCGGCATGTTCATGCAGGGCGAAGCCGACGAATATCCGACGCTCGTCAGGCTCGATCCCGAGTTCCTGCTGTACCGCTGGTCGGAGGACCGCTGGTACTACCGCTCGCTCGACGGGCTGTTGCCGATTTCCCCGGGAGACGGCACGTGGGTGCTCCACACGCCGCGCGGGCGTTTCGAGCCATGGAATCGCGGCCTGTGGAAGGCTCTGGGCCGTGCGTACATCTCGAAGGAACACGCGATCCTTCACCGAGAGAACTACGCAGGGAAACTCGCGAACCCAGCCCGCGTGGCGGTCTCTCCGCAGGGCGCAGGCGAGGCGCAAAAGCAGTCGTGGTTTCGGACGGTCATGGCCTGGGGCGTGAACACCGTCTTCGGCGTCACGCCGGGATACGACGTCAAGCTGGTCGAATCGAACGGGCGCGGGTTCGAGGTGTTTGCGGCGATCATCGAAACGAGCGACCGCGAGGCGATGATCGCGATCGCCGGCCAAGTGGTTACGGTCACTGGCGGCACGGGCTTCGCGAACGCGAACATCCACGCGACCATCCGGAGCGATCTGATCCAGGGTGACGGCAACGCATTGTCGGCCACGCTGAATGCGCAGGCGTTGCCACCAGTGGTGCACGCGTACGTGAACGCGAACGACAGCGCTCAGATCGCATGGGACACGCGACCCCCCGCGGACCTTAAGGCGGGAGCCGAGTCGTTCTCGGCGGTCGCAAAAGCGATCATCGATCTCGACGCCGCGCTCAAGGCGCAGCGCATCGAACTGGACGTGCGAGAGGTGCTCTCGCGCTTCGCGGTGCCCGTGAAGGGCGACATGAACGGCGACGCGGTTCCGGACGGTCTCGGCGTTCCGACCCCATCGGCTTCAACGCCCGACTCGAGCTCCGCGGCGGCGCCGCCGCCGGCGCAGGAGGCCGCGTGAGCGCTTCCCGCGAATCCTTCACCCTCGACGCCCGGACGCTCGCATCGCACCGGGCCGGCATGCCGCTCGCGCTGGCAGCGCGCGCGGTCGGTCACACGTTCGCGTCCGCGTCCGGGCCCAAGGAAACAGAACGGCGCGCGCCGCACGCCGCGCGCGCGGGCGCTTCTCGGCCGGTCGCGGCCGGAACGCAGGTGGCCGTCGTGTCGATCGTGGGTCCGCTGGCGCAGCGAGCCGACTACGAGTGCAGCTACATCGACGGGTACGACGCGATCGCCGAGCGAATGATCGCGGCGCTGGACGAGCGTGACGTCGGGGCGTTGGTTCTGCGCGTGGACTCACCCGGCGGCGACGTCGCCGGCCTCGAAGAGGCGATCCGTCGCATTCGCGCCGCGCGTGAGGCCACCGGCAAGCCGATCCTCGCGTACGCCGACGAGCTGGTCGCGAGCGCGGCGTACTGGCTCGTGTCGAGCGTCGCCAACGGCGGCGTGTACGTGCCTCCGGCAGGAGCGGTCGGATCGATCGGCGTGTTCGTGCCGATGATCGATGAGACGCAAGCGCTCGAGCAGGTCGGACTGTCGATCACGCTGGTGCGCGATCCCGAGGGAAAGGCCGCCGAGTACCCGGCAGACCCGATCGCAGACAAGGCGCTGGCGCGCACCAAGCTCCTGGTGACCGAAACCGCCGCGCGGTTCTACGAAGCCGTGGCGGCAGTGCGAGGGATCTCAGCAAACGAGGTCCGCGCCTTCGACGGCGCGGAGTTCGTCGGACAGGCCGCAGTGGATGCTCGCCTCGTCGATGGGGTGGCGACGCTGGAAGACGTCCTCGCTTTTGCGGCCGACAAAGCTCGCGCTGGTAGCGCCCGGCCGACGGTAGTGGCGCCGGCGGCGATCGGTCCGCGCGTCGCGAGCTTGCCGCGGGCCGCCATGTCGGCGTCCAGGTCGACACAAGGAGTCCGCCCGCGCGCTGGTGCCGCGGGGACAACGCCAATCACGGCCGCTCGCGCGGCAAGCGGAGGATCCATGGGAACGGAAAAGATCGGGCAGGCGTGCCGCGCGGCCGCCGACGCGTGCACGCAGTGCGCTGACGCGTGCGACGGCGGCACCGCGGACGAGGTGATCGAAGCGTGCGGAAAGGTCGTCACCGCGTGCCAGGCGGCGATGGACGCATGCAAGACGATGTCGGGCGAACCCGACGGCGACGAGGCGCCCGCGCCGCCCGCGCAAGAGTCGAACGCGACTCAGGCGCCGATTCCCGCGGCAGGCGGCGTCGCGATGGCGCGCCAGCTCGCGCAGGCGCTCGACGACGCCAAGAAGCTTCGCGCGGAGCTCCTCTTTGCGAAGCACGAGGATCGCATTCCCGACACGCTGCACGAGTTCGCGAAGGGCCTCGCGGTCAGCGACTCCAAGGCGTTCGAAGAGTTCGTCGACGGTCTGCCCGAGGCTGCCGGCGCGAGCGCCGAAGCCGGTGGTGGCGTGCGTCCGCGCGCGCGCGTGCCCCGCGGAGCCGACGGCAACCGTCCCGCGGCCAACCTGCCGGCGGAAGACGACAAGCACATGCGGCGGATCTTCGGCACCGACGAGCGGCCCGCGAAGTCGGTCGAGGAGCTGCCCGACTGCCGCCTGCGCGCGACCCACATGACCCGGCGGGCTGCTCCGGCCCCCACAACCACGACGAGGGCCTGACCCATGACGGCACTGGCGATCGAGCGCGCGGCGCGCGTGAAGAAGGCGGGGGGTCTCGACTTCCCGGTGAAAGCTGGCGTGAAGATCTGGAAGGGCGCGTACGTCGTGCTCGTCTCCGGGTTCCTCGCTCCCGCGAGCGAAGCCACCAACCTGAAGTTCGTCGGCCGCGCGAGCGCGACCGTCGACAACACCTCGGGCCAGGACGGAGACCTCAAGTGTCACGTCGACTTCCCCCGCGAGAAGACGCTGTTTCCGTTCATCGGGGACTCGGGCAACCTCTTCACGCAGCCGAACATGGGTACCGCCGCGTACCTGCTGGACGACCAGACGGCGACCACGGTTTCCTCGGGTCACAGCGCTGCCGGCACCGCGTGGAAGATCGAGACGGTCGGCGGCGTCCAGACGGTGTGGGTCGAGGCAGACATCGTCGGGCCCGCGGGCCCCTCGTTCGCGAGCAAGCTGCTCACCGGCGTGGTCGCTGCCGGCAACGGCGCGGCGGCTCGCACCTGCGCCGTCGCCGCCGTCGGTGACGTCGTGCAGAGCGCGGTGAAGATCTCGGACGGCACCGACGTGTCGGCGAGCTTCGAGAGCACCGTCACGGTCGCTGCGCAGTTGCAGCAGACCGCCACCAACCTCACCGGCGTCAGCGTCCTCGTCACGCTGAAGCGCGCCTGACCTCGGGCACCCGAGAAAGGAATCACGGACATGGCCGAGATCACTCCGACGTTCATGATGACGATGCAGTCGAACATGAACGTCCGCTTCAGCAACGCCTGGAGCCGCATTCTGCCGCAGCTCTGGTGGGACAAGGTCGCGATCCGCGACACCGCCAGCACGCTCGAGGAGTTCTACGAGTGGATGCTCGAGACGGCGCAGATCCGTCCCACCGGCACGTCCGGTGACGAGCTCGACTTCGAGGACATCGTCGCCGTTTCGCACCGCATCAAGAGCGAGAACTTCGGCACCGCCCTGCGGCTGTCGCGCAACTCGATCGAGGACAACAAGTACGACCGCGCGGCCAAATGGTCGGCGGACGCCGGCGGCGCGTCCGCGTACTGGCCGCAGCGACAGATCGTGTCGCTGATCCAGCAGGGCAAGACCAACAAGGGCTACGACGGCAAGACGTTCTTCGCCAGCGACCACCCGGTGAACCCGTACGACGCTGCGAGCGGCTCGTACGGCAACCTGTTCACGGGCAAGCCGCTCACCTCGACGAACCTCGCTGCCGTCGTGGCCGAGATCCTCAAGGTCAGGCACCCGGGCGACGCTCCTCGGTACCTCAAGCCGAGCCTGCTGCTGGTCGATCCGTCCAACCAGCTCGCGGCGCAGACGATCACCAACGCCGAGATCATCACGGACGCGCTCACGCTCGGTACCAACCGCGCGGCGACCGCCACCAACATGATCAAGCGGGCGTACTCGTTCGGG